CTCCCGAAACGTCTTACGTTTGGCCAAGCCCGTTTGATTCAGCCAAAGGTGTATCCAATTGAATACAGATGTGTTTGATCTACAACCGCCAATCTTGGGAAATGCCATTCCACGCATACACACACCCTTTGATGATAAGCCGCGGTCAAGATTTAATTGACTTGGCCAAGCAACTTGAGCAGCCTTTGTTACCTTGGCAGGAATTTGTGGCAATAAACGGGCATAAAGTAAAACCCGACGGCCGCTGGCAGTATTCACAGCTTGGTTTGCTACTGGCAAGGCAGAATGGCAAAAGCCATTTAATGCGCATGAGGATTTTAACGGGTTTGATCTTGTGGGACGAACCGTTGCAGATCGTGGCAGCTCACAAGCTAAGCATTGCGCTTGAGCATTTTAACCAAATTATTGACATTTTAGAAAACAACGATTATTTGGGTCAAAAAGATCAGACGTGTAAACGGGCAAGAGGAAATCCAAATGTTAAGTGGAAACCGGTTGCGTGTTGTAGCTGCTAACAGTGCTGGACGCGGATTGGCAAATTGCAGCACAGCTATGCTTGATGAATTACGCGAATACCGGACGAATGACGGTTGGTCAGCAATATCCAAAACCCAGTTGGCGGCCTCTAATCCGCAATTGTGGGGCATTTCAAACGCCGGAGATGATACAAGCGTGCCATTGTTAAACTTGCGTGAGCGTGGCTTACAAACCGTCGCGGGTCAACTTGATTCAGTAGCATGGTTTGAGTGGTCAGCCCCGCTTGGTTGCCGTGTTGATGATTGGGAGGCAATTGCAGCTGCAAACCCAGCCTTAGGTCACACCATTCACGCTGACAACATTGCCAGCATGCTAAAAGAGGACGAAGCAATTGTGCGAACCGAAATCCTTTGCCAATTCCTCAATACAATGCAAAGCCCGTGGCCAATTGACGCTTGGCAAAAGTGCAGCAACGCGGAATTTACAGTTGACCCCACAAAACAAGTGTTTGCCGCCTTTGACGTAACCCCAAGGCGTAATCATGCAGCCTTGGTGCTTGGACAAGTGTTAGCAACCGGTGAAGTTGGCTTGAGCCTTGTCCAAACATGGGAAAGTGAGACAAGCCTTGATGATCTGGCCTTGGCCGGTGGAATTGCTGAATGGGTGCGCAAGTTTGAAATCACGGAAGTGGCTTATTCTAAAAACACAGCTTCCAACGTGGCTTGCCCGTTTACAGGTGGCCGGAATACAAACCAAGGACATTGACGGCCGGTTATTTGCACAAAGTTGTGATGAATTGTTGTCAGCCATGACCAACAAACGAATTGCACATGCTGACCAATCTGAATTTAACAAGCACATTGTAAGTTGTGCCAGAATACCTTTTGCCGGTGGTGACGGGTGGGTTATTGGCCGCCGTGCCTCAAATGCGGTTGTAACCGGTGCGGTAGCAGCTGCAATGGTTACTCACTTGGCCAGCAAACAATTGGCAGAAATTGACATTTTGGTTGCGTAGTGTTGTGGATTAAATTACAACCATGTAATACAATCTTGACCCTATGGGATTAAAAGACAGCTTTAAATTATTGACAACGGCTGACCTATTGGCAGCACAACAAACAGCTGACGTTGTTGCCAGCCTTTCACCGGTTTGGAATCCTGAAAGCCTTTACCAATACGCAACAACAACGCCAATTGTTACACGTGAAGCAAGCATGAGCGTTCCAAGCGTCGCACGCGCAAGAAACCTTTTGTGCGGCACAGCAGCAGGAATGGAACGCGTATTGCGTGACAAGCGCACCGGAGATCGTATTGAACCAATGCCGGCCGTGTTCAATCAACCTGACCGACGTGTTGCGGGTTCAATTACAATGGCTTGGACAATTGAGGATTTATTATTTTACGGGAAAGCTTATTGGCGCGTTTTAAGTCTGTACGCAGAAACCAACAGAATTAAAGAAGCTGAGAGAATTCAGCCAGAACGCGTTGACGTAAAACTTAACGCGCTTGGAACTGAAATTGTTGAATACCGTGTTGACGGAAAAGCCGTTCCAACAAGAGGCGTTGGAAGTCTTGTCACATTCTGGTCATACAATGAAGGATTGCTTGCGGTAGCCGGCCGCACTATTTTGTCAGCAATTGAATTGGAAAAAACCGCGTTGAATTATGCGCGCGAACCAATGCCACAAGTTACTTTGAAAAGCAACGGTGCAATTTTGCCAAAAGAGCGTATTCAAGCATTGTTGGACGCTTGGAAAGTAAGCCGTCAAAATCGCGCAACCGCGTTTCTTAACGCTGATGTAAGTTTTGAAACGTTATCATTTGACCCAGAACGTTTGCAGCTTAATACAGCCAGACAATACATTGCATTGGAAATTGCCAGAGCAACAAACGTTCCTGCCTATTATCTGAGCGCTGAAGCTGATGCAAGTTTCACTTACTCAAACACAATTCAGGAACGACGCGCTTTGATTGACTTTAGCCTTGCGCCGCTTATTCATGCAGTGGAGGAACGATTGTCAATGCCTGATTTTACGCCGTCCGGTCAAGTTGTAAAATTTGATCTTGACATGTTCCTACGTGCAGACATTGAAACCCGCGTTAAAACTTATGAAACACTTGTGGGCATTGGTGCAATGACCCCAGAGGAAGTCCGACAACAAGAGGAATTTTTATCATGAAAATTGAATTTCCGTTTGAGATAACAGCAGCAGACACAGAAACCAGAATTATTGAAGGCTGCATTGTGGCGTTCAATGAAAGCGGCAACACGTCAGCTGGCCTCACAATGTTTGCAGAAAACAGCATTGACCTTTCACCGGTTAAGCTCTTGCTTGAGCATGACCGCACACGACCAATTGGCAAAAGCGTAAGCTTTGAACAAATTGACGGTGCAATAATTGGCAAGTTTAAGTTGGCCAACACCACAGCAGCAAGCGACGCATTAGAGGAAGCAGCAACCGGATTGCGCAGCTCTTTTAGTGTGGGTGTAATGGTTGATGAATGGGACGTGCAAAATAGCGTCAACGTAGTAAAAGCAAGCAAACTAATTGAAGTTTCGCTGGTCACTGAACCGGCGATTAAATCAGCAACCGTTCAACGTGTTGCTGCAAGCGAACAAGAAACCACAAAGGAAGGTTCAACTATGACCAATCCAGAGGTTGAGGAAGTAAAGACCGATCTTGATGAGCAGGTTGAAGCCTCCGAAACAACTGTTGTGACCGCTACACAGCCGGCCACGTACACCAAGCCACGATTGAATTTCAACAAAACAGATTATTTGAAAAACTCAATTTTGGCCACCGCATACAATGACAATGATGCCCGCCAATACGTTATGGCAGCAGATGACAACACCACAAACAACGCTGGTTTAATTCCAACACCGCAGCTTGGTGAAGTAATCAACCCATTGTCAACAAGCAACCGCGCATTTATTGACGCAATCAGCCGTGGCGTTTTACCAGCTGCCGGCATGACATTTGAAATTCCAAAGCTAACAGTTGTCCCAACAGTGGACGAAGTTGCAGAGGAAGCACCAACACCTGAAACCGGAATGGAAAACGAATTTTTATCAGTACCGGTCAAGAAGTTCAGTGGCGGTCAGACTTTCAGCCTTGAGCTGCTAGACCGATCAAGTCCAGAATTCTTGTCAGAGCTAGTGCGTCAAATGGAACTTGCTTATGAATTGGCAACTGAAAAATACGTGTCGGAAATTGTTTACAACAATGGCGTATTGAACGCAACACCACGTGCAAACGACTCAACCGGCTTGCTTGGCTACGTTTCAAGCGCAGCAGCAGCCATTTATGACGCTTCACTTGGCTTTGCCCGTTCATTGGTTGTTTCAACTGACCAATGGGGCAATATCATGGGTTACAATGACGGCGGCCGTCCAATTTACAACGCAATTGCACCACAAAATGCAGCTGGCGTTGTAGGTCCAAACAGCTTGCGCGGAAACGTTGCTGGCCTTGATTTGTACGTAACACGTCAACCAATTGGTCCAAGCGTAGGAAACAAAACCGGTGATTATTCAATGGTTATCATTAACCCTGACGCATACACATTCTACGAATCAACACGCCTTCGCCTACAAACAACACTTGTTGGCACTGGCCAGATTGAGACAATCTATTACGGTTACGGCGCATGCGCACCTAAAATTGGTGCTGGTGCGAATTGGTTTAACTTTACCTAACCCGTAACAAATAAGCAGGTGGCTGCCGGTGTTCCTCCCGTGCTGGCAGCCACCACCCCGCAAGAAAGGAAGCACACATGCCACAGATTGTGACCGCCGCTGAACTACGGTCAACCCTTGGTGTTTCCCAAGCACTTTACAATGACGCATTTTTGAATGACATTTTGGACGCAGCTGAGAACGCAATCCTGCCAATGCTTGTGACCTATTCCCAAGCGGTTTATGGATTTGAGCGCGCCAACAATGTGACAGAAATTTATTTGAACACCGCAAACATTTTTGGCAAAGATCAGACCGTGACCATTTCCGGCGTTGATGCTTCAATAAACGGAACACACACAATTCTTGCCCGATACAATGACAGATTTGAAATTGACAACGTTGGGGCTGACGTTCCATTTAGGCGCGTTATTCCGTCAGGAAAAGTGGCCACTGGTACATTTACTTACGTTGGCAACCCAAACGTAGAAAACGCAGTGCTTGTTGTGGCCATTGAGATATTTCAAAGCCGTTTTTCTAGTGGCGGCAGTATTGAAGGCCTTGACATGCAGGTGACGCCATACAGAATTGGAATTGGCCTTATGTCACGTGTCAAAGGCTTGCTTGGTGTGTTTCTTGATGAAGGTTCAATGATCGGCTGATGTCAACAATACTTGCAATCCGTGAAGGATTAAAAAACGCGTTGGCTGGTAACTTTAGCGTTTACAATTCAGTACCGGAGATTATCACGCCGCCATGCGTTGTTTTGTTAGCTGATAATCCCTATCTTGAGCCAAACTACATTGGTTCAACAGTAAGGCTTACATTGCGCCTGAAAGCCGTTGTTATGGTTGCAATGCTAGACAACGAAAGCGCACAAGACAATATTGAACGCGCGTTGGTTCAAATCTATCAAACCATTCCAAGCAATTGGATTATTGGTAGTGCTTCACGGCCAAGTCCGGAAACGGTAGGAATTGGTAGTTATTTAGCAGCGGAATTAGACTTAGCGACCGTGTTCACGGCGTAAGGAAGGAAAAGAAAAAATGGCAACAATTATTACAGGCCGTGACGTCAGTTTCATACTAGGCGGCGCACCATTCGACGCTCAAGCTACAAGCGCAACATTGAGCCTTGAATTAGATTTGCAAACTTACCAAACTTTTGACGGTGAGGCTTACAAGGTAATCAACCAAACCGGAACATTTGAAATTGAAATGCTGGCTGATTGGGGGGCTACAAGTTCATTGTGCGAACGTTTATGGTCAGACATTACATTGAACCCAGATTTACCATTGGCGGTTTCATTAACAGCAAAAACAGGCGCGGTGTTTACCTTTAACGCCAAGGCAACCAATTTGCCACAGGTTAACGGTTCAGGCAATGAAGCTCAAACAGTTTCGATGAGCTTCCTTGTTGAGGACGGCGCAGTTGTTGGAACATTTACCTAAACAAACAAGAAAGAAAACGGGAGGAACACATGTTTGAACAAACATTCAAAATTGAATACAAGAGTGGGGCAACTGATCACGTGGTTGCGGGATTGTCAGAATACATTGCAGTTG